GAATCCCATGCCTCTTGGATGCTCTTCTGCACATCTTCTGAGATTGCTCCAGATTCTACTAATTTTGATATTGCGTCTATCATGTTATTTCAGGTCCTTTATTATGTTTGTTAGTGCCTCTTTGAGGAACTTTTGTGCTTTTGGGTCATTTCTAACTTCAGCGGCCAGTCCCTTTGCCATATTTCCACCCCTTGTGTTCATAAGGTGTTCATAAATTGGCGTTGGGTAAGCACCCGGTGCCGAAGGTTGGGCCACAACATCAACTGTGATGATCTCAAAGTCTGAAACTTCGCCGCTTCCGTATTCGTTCATGTTTCCAGAACCTCTACTTGAAACGCCTAATTTCACTCCTGATTCCAACATAGTTTTGACAAGTTGGCCCATCGGTGTTGGTAGGATTTTCATCTTACCGTATCCATTTGGTCCGTCCATCCACATCTCAGTGATCATGTGAGACACACGGTCCAAATTAATTTTTAAATCATCTGGGTGATCCACTTCACCTAACACAGAGTATCCAGAACTGATCTGATCGTTTAGAGTCTTAGTTGCTTTTGCAATTTCTGACACTGGGTAAACTCTCTGATTAGCGTTCTTGATCCCACCTTGAATACAGATTCCTTTCATGTACAAATCCTTGCCGTGTTCTCCTTCGTGCAAGATCTGTACTCTGGCCTGATCAAATGTTAGATTCTCCCTTAGGTATAGTGATGCCATCGATGATCTCCTTTAAATCAACAATTATTTTCTAGAAATAACTGGAGATTTTGCAGATTTGTCTGAATGGTCCGCCATGTCAGCCTTGCCCATTTTCTTGTATGAACTAGACTTGTCTTTACCCGGACTATTCTCAAAATCACTCATTTTCTGTGCAGTTGGAGCCGCTCTTCCTGACTCTTCACCACCTTTGGTCATATTTGCCGCCGAAGCCGCATTTGGTGATGTTACTGTAGAAACAGGTGATTTTGCACCTTTATCTGAATGGTCGACATTGTCAGCACTTTTTGAGATCTTGTATTCTTTCATTTTCTCTTTTTTGTGCATTGCTTCCTTCTTCATGCCTTTGTCTTTATGCATTGCTTCCTTCTTCATGCCTTTGTCTTTATGCATTGCTTCAGTCTGCTTGCCTTCCATTTCAACTTCTGGAGTTAACTCTGGTGCAACTTCTAAAGACTCGTCTTCTTTTTCTTCTTTGTCATCGTCTTTTTTGTCGCCCATCATTGCTTCGAATTCAGCTTTTAACTCATCTAAAGCGTCTTCTAAATCAACAACTCTGTCTTCCATATCTTCATCGTCGCCTTTGTCCATATCTTTGTCCATGTCCATATCTTTGTCCATGTCCATATCCATTTCTTTAGCGCCTTCTTCGTCTGCAGATATATCTTTAACCAATTCGTCAGTTGCGTCGCCGCCTACTTCTTCAATTGATTCTTCTTCTGTTGTTTCAGATTCAGTTGCTTCATCTTCGATGTCTACTACTTCGTCTACTTGTTCATCTTTTGCTTCTGACTCAGACTCAGACTCTTTTTTCATTTTGTCTTTTTTGTCATGCATTCCTTCAGTAGTTTCAGTTTCATCTACTTTTTCTTCTTCAGATGACTCAGTTTCTGTAACTTCGTCTTCTTTTTTCATTTTCTTGTCATGCATCGCTTCAGCAGTTACTTCTTCGTCTGCTAGATTCTCGTAGATATCTCTTGATTTTTCTACAACGATTTCATGGAATAAAGCTTCTGCTTTATCGTTTTCTTCGTTTATTAGTAATTCCAATAAACTCTCAAATTTATTATTTGACATTTTACACGTGCTCCTTTATTAGGTCGATTTGTACTTATAAGTGTATTGTATTTACAAAAAGGCACCTAAAACGGTGGTATTATTGGTGTTAAATGGTGGATTTTTGGTTATTTTTTTATCTGTAACTGCAATCTTTCTAAGAATTGTTCGATGGTAAGGTGATACATGTTGTCTTTGAATTCAAGATCTTTTGGTTTAAACCACCCTTTTGGTATGACTCTGTGGAATTTTACGTCTTTATAATCCTCAAGACATCTCTTTGTTTGATTCATCCAGTTTCCATAGAATGTTGCAGTTTCGTTTCTTTTCTTGTAGTTCCTTGTGTCACCAAACATGTTATTGAGCCTAAACAGGTTATTTTTATTGTCCTGTTTTAGTCCTTGATAATCAAATCCTAGTATGTAGATCTCCTTGAATCCATGATCACACGCTAGTTTGAGTGCTGTAGGTCCACTACTCCAGCCAAGAGTAGGCTTGGACCAAGTCACATGATCTAACAATTTTTTTTGTTTTTCATACTGAGAATTGTAGTTTGAGTACACCTTGTTGTGCACCACATAATCCGTCTCGGCAATCTCCATCATCATCTTGGGATCCACTGCTACTAACCAATGCGGTCTATGTGTCCTAAACACTGCATTGCAGGCATACACAGTGCCTTTTTGTTTAAGATCATCGATATCGATGCCCCTACGTGATTCACCGTTACCTAATACAAATGCTATTGATGACATTATAACTCTAAGTTATCGCCTGGCGCAGGTTGTCCGTACATTTTTTGGACAAAGACTGCTTCTTCCTTTTGTTGGGCATCATGTGCTTCAGATGCCAGCCTCATAGAGTTAATTTGTTTGAGTGTTAGTCTTGTTTTTCTTGTGTCTTCTGAATCTAAAATTGAAATATCATGCTCTGGTTCGTAGGTCTTGTCCTGTTCAAAACCATCGGCGCCATATGTGAAGAATTCATTCAGTTTCATAATAGTATTTAACCTTATACTTGTCCACCGCCGCCTGTGCCGCCTGGTGTTGTTCCGCCGCCACCTGGTGTTTGGCCTGGCTGTCCCGGCTGTGGTGATCCTGGTTCAGGCGAATCTGGATCAGGTGTTGGCTCCTCGAACTGGTCGAGGTCACTAGATATCCCTGCCTGTGTCACGCCACCGCTCCGCAATTCGGTTGATTTGGATTGTTTATTCTGTGGCACGTTGTTTTCCTCTGCCCAGAGGTCAGCATTTCTTGCCATTTCTTCCTCAGTAAGCCCTAGATATCTTTTGAGAGCAAATCTTTTACTCATATAAGGGAGTTCTGCTATTGCTGTAAAAGTGTTCACCCTTGCCTGGTCCATTTCTGTCTGTCTATATTGTGCAAAGTTTTGAGGTGGATTTAATTTTATTTCAAACATGCTGTTGTCTATATTGTAGCCTTTGCCTTTGATCCACAACTTGAATTCTTCGTCAAATGTTCCAGCCAACATGCTTTGTAATCTTGCACAATACTTGTTGAATCTTAATTCTTGGATGTACGCAGTTCCAACTCTGCCGTCATTGTACTGTTGTTGTCCGTCCTCTGCACCTGTTGGCAAGTAAGAACTTGGAATCCTTAGTCCTCTGAACAGTTTGTTTGTGAAGAATCTTAGGTCATCAATCTCGCCTAAGTTTGTACCACCCGGTAGTGTGTCTACTTTAGATCCTCTTCCTTCTGCTGTCTGTGGGAAGAAGTAATCTTCGTTGATTGACATTGGGTTATATGTTGCGTCTATAAAGTTTGCGCCGCCTGATGCACTTGGGATCCTTCTCTGATTGATTTCGTTTTTGACTCTCTCAACAAATTGCATTGCCAAGTGTGTAGGCATGTTACCCACGTCTATGTAAAATACTCTTCTTTCCGGTGCTCTCTGTACCCTGTAGATTATGATTGCATCTTCCAGTAGTTCTTTCTGTTTGTAAACTTTGAAAACTTGTTCCAGTACAGACTGTCCAAATGGAAATAAGTTGTCTAATCCATCTGACATGCTCATATGTACAACGTGTTCGGCGTTTATGTTATACGCATTCATTGTTTTGTAGAATCTTCCACCTCCAACTCCGCCAGCAAATCCGGACATGTTGTTAGTTGCACCAGCGTTTGCATAACTTGATCCGTATGCCGCGGTACCACCACCTGTCGTTCCACCACCACCATAAGTTTGGTTGGGAGTGATCTGTGTTGCTGATAATCTCTGTAGGTTCGGGTTGATGTCTCTGATCACGTACTGTTCAGGTTTTTTGCCTTCTGACTCATTGACAACAATCCTGTCAACTTTGGCGTTGTCGATGTATAGCCATTTGTAAGTTTCTGGATCTCTGACAAAGAAACAGTCCCCGTATTTCAGTGCGTTCCTGAATATTCTAAAAATCCTTTTGTTGAACTTGTTGGACGCTGTCCACTGCTGTAAGGCCTTCTTTAATAGTTTAACCTCGTGCTCTGTTGTCTCATCTTTGAACACAAGATCAAATGGAGTTTCATTTTCCGTGTTCTTCTGTGTTGCAAATTCTGCCAGGATGTCCAATGCCGCATTTATTTCCGAGTCAGAATCCATTTGGTCATACTGGAAGTATCTCTGAATCCTGTTTGGATGTCCTGTGTACACATCTGGTAGGTATGAACTGTAGTTTCTCTTAGCAAAGTTGGGCACTTTTTCACCAGATATAGGCGAAAGGTTAGCGTCTTTAAAATATTTTTTCCAAGCCATACGTTATATTACAATCTTTTGCTCATTTAAGCAACCTAAACCATGCCTGCCTGAGATTCTTTACGTGCTGTTTTCTCTACGGCTTTTAAAGCCCTGGATTCAACTGCTACAAGTGTATTTACGCCGTTTACCATACTATTGAGTGCTTTATTTGCATTACTGAGCTCACCGCTTACTGCCGCCATTTTAGATTCCAAGGCAGTGGTATCAAATGTTTTCTGTAAATCTTGGTTTGCCACCGCTGTGGATTTGGTTCCTATTTGGACTAATTCTGGTCCTCCCTCACCTGTCAGGAAAGTTTTTCCGGCTTCCATGCCTCCACCAAACTGCCTTCCGCCTCCAAAGGCACTGAGGCCTCCTATTACTCCACCCGCGGCCAAACCTGGTAAGATTCCAGCCAGTCCTGCTATGCTAAACCCAGCCAACGCTCCACCTAATGCACTTGTAACAGCACCCATAACTTTTCCTTCTGTGGTATCAGCTGTTCCTGCTTGGGCCGCGCCACCTAGCACAGCGGCTCCTCCGCCTAAAACTCCGAGACCTTTCCCAACAGGAGCCATACCTTTAGTTCCAAGAGTTTTAAGTCCGCTTATGCTCTTTGCTAAAGGATTATTTCCTAGGGCAGTACCCGCGGCAATGATGGCAATGTTCTTGGCCTCAGTGAACAAGAACTTGCCTGCCAGTCCGGCAGTTATAAGTCCTGCTGTTAGTCCCGGTGCTTTTCCAAGGGCTACTGCGAACGCTCCACCGGCCCCAAATGTAGTTTGTATACCGCTTACCAGTCCGCCTAGTGCTGGTCCAAATGCCTGTAGTAGGCCAGTCTCTATCTGTTGGAACTGACTTGCTAGAACCTTTGTGGCCTGTTCGAAGGTTGTCAAACCTTGCACAAGGCTAGTGGCCGATTTTCTCTGTTCATCTAGTACAGCACCTGTGTCTGTGATCCTTCTACCTAAGTTTATTATTCCGCCTTGCAGACGTAAAAACTCAACCTGCCCCGTGACAGTGGCCTGTCTAAATCTATCTATACTTCCTGCGGAAATGTCTCTAATCCTTACTAGTGCCTCTTCACTAGTCACCACACCCGAAATCAAATCATTGATGACGCCTTGTGCTCCGGGAATGTTCTGTACCAAAGCCAACGCTGATTCTGTTACAGGAACACCTGCATTTGCAATCAGGTCTTGGAAGCCCTCTGCTAGTTCAGGAGATATACCTGCTACCGTTCCTGCGAATGCCTGTAGTCTCTGACGTGTTAGATCGGTGACTCCTTGTAGAGCGGCCTGGAATCTTTCATTCGATTGTTGTTGTTCTATTTGAGCACGTAGTTCATCTCTCTGTTGACCTGTTAGTTTTGCCAATCTATCTAATTGTTCTGCAAAATTTATTGCACTGGCCTGTCTCTCTGTATCGGTTAGTCGATTTAGTATTCCTGTTCTTCTTTGTGAATCTAAGTTTAATAAAAGTGTTTCGTTGATTTCATCTACTGTGAATCCAAGTGGTGCTAGTCTATCGATGCCCAATTCTCTGGTTTGTGCTCCTAACTGTGCAATCGCCTTGGCACCTTGTGTGGTTGAGCCAAACAGAGCCGCCAAATTCTGTGAATTGTTGGCAACCAGTGCCGCAAAATCATCCAATGGCAGTGCCGCGTTGGCCGCCGCTGTTCTCAGTTCAACTATTGACTGACCGAAGTTGGCGCCTGTCTGTGAAAGTTGTCTAAATGTTTCGATGTTTACATCTAATCTATTTCCCAGCAGTCCTAGACCTTTTACGTTATCTGTGAATGCACTTATCGATCCTTCGCCTTGGAACGCCGCCTTGGTTAGTCCCACGAAACTGTCTCCCAGTTTCTTTGAAGCCTCTAAGTATTTCTCTTCTTGTTCAATTTTTTTCTCTGT